TTTCTTATAGAAAAAACCCCTTATCGCAGGGGGACAATAAGGGGTTCTTGGAGAACGAAACAGATTCGACCTTGTTTCGAGGCGATAGTATCATAAAGTTCTCCAGATTCGTACACCTAATTTACCGTTTTCTATAAATGATTTAACAGATATAGACCACCCTTTCTCTCCGGTTATACGCTTTAGTTCCTTTACCGCCTGTTGAGTATTGATACAGGGTACAAAGAAAGAAGAACCTACAACCATACTGTCCCAGTTAATCACAACACGTACCCCATCAGGTGCTATGTCGTAAGTTCTAAGCACCCCCTGCTTGATCTTCATCTTCTTCGGTATCTTCGGCATCTTCTGACTCTATAATCTCCATGTTGGAACAATCTACTAAGATCACATCTGTTGGTGGTAGATTCATCTGCGTACCTTTACTTAGCCGCATCTTCATCTTCTTACCGTTTAAGTTCTCCATAAGCTCTTGTACAAACGAAGAGTAGTTTATCTGCTGTGATATACACCACTTACGCAGCGGTTTCGGCAAAAGGTAAGCTCGCTTCAAGTCTGTCTCGTATCTCGCTACCAACCTGCCGCGAGGTGTTGCGTCTGGTACAACAAGAACATCTAGCCCATTGTTGTCCTGTCGGCGCAAATCATCAGTGCTTCTTATCTGTAGAATATTTACCCAGTGCTCATTTATGTAGTCGTTCAGTATCTGCTCTGCTGACGTATCCATGCTGTTAGAGCTATCTTTATTGAACCGAAGCACTGAACCGATCCACTTGTACACAGGTTTCGGATCGTAAGGAAGAAGATCCAGTTGATTACAGAGGTATAGTGCAGTCATAGTACAGGCAGCACCGGCTGACCAGAATCTGTTTTTCGCTGTTAGCTCTGCTTCTGCATCAATCTTGTTCTGTATGTCAGTCAATAACCCACGTACTTCCTCTAAATTATTTATGACATACTGTACAAAGATCTCACCTGCAAACCCGTAGTTGCTTGGGACTTCCCTCGAAAACGCATCTGTCTCGGTCTTTGACTGTGGGGTAGCAAACCGCTCATCTACTTTTATCTCCAGTATCCTCTGTGCTTCTGCCTCTGGGTTACTCTTCTCACCCCTTACTATCTCTACCAGACTTGCATTACCGCTAGTTACAGCGATCAAACTCCATGACGCGCCTGTAACACGCTCTTCATTCGCACTCTGTTTCATGCGTCTGCGCTGTTTACCACTCACTATCTCGTAAGCTAACTCACTTACACTACCGTCATTACCAGTTTTCTTGCCCTTACCTTTTGTCGATTCCTCTGTCTGCGTCATCTCATCCATATACAAAGGTAGATTGTGGTATACCTCACCCCTGTGCATCTTTATTGCGTGGGTATCCTTTGCAAACAACATCAGTTCTTCTGGATCTCCCCATGCAGTAAGCCCTGCCTCCATAACAGTAGTCTTACCGTACCCTGATTTAGGGCTGTGCAAGTGTACTAACGAGCAGTGAACCGGCATAAGTTCCATAAGAACTGAGCCGAAACTGGATGCCACTATATATTGGTGCAGTTCAAAATTATCTCTGTCATAGAACGACACCATTTTCTTCCATCCCTCTAACGTACCTTTTGGTTCAAACGCTGGGAAAAGAGCGGCGGTCGTAGTAGCTGGGGGGTTAAACTCGATACGATCCCCGAATATTTCTCGGTTACCCATCACAAACGACTTCATCTCCTTGCTTGTCCAACCAAACTGCCTGTGCGCTTTGTCGGCTACTGTAGTGGCCTGAAGTTCGTTAACCCAAGTTGTCGTATAATTCATAAGCTCATCCATCCTACTGACTGCTACACCCTGCATACTCATGTTCTTCCTAAACTCTTCACGAGACGTAACGGATGTAAGAGGTACTGTGAACTCACGTACTCCGTCTTTTGGTAAGTGAAGGCGCATTACCAGCGATTCACCTATCTCTTTATCGAGTATGCGCTTAACCACATAGAAGTCGTTATGATACAAAAGTTTTTCATCGACATCTCCATCGGGCGTAGACGACCGTACATAAATACCCCCATTCACTCCTCTGAAATAAGGAGTAGGGTACTGCGGGATTACATAAGTCTGTACCAGATCATCAGGCCGATCTGCTAGGGGTGCCTCTACTACATTGTCTGCTTCATCAGCTTCTACTACCTCCATACCCAGAGAAATAGGAGACTTTATCTTGTGCCAGTTAGGACAAGTAGGGCAGACATCTGGGTTAAATTCGTCAAACTTGGTACACAGATATGGCCCTTTTATCAGGTCAACTTTGTACGCGGTTTCCTCTGGATCATACTCAGGATGCCCTTGGGATATGTAAGCAACGGCTTTATCTGAATCAGAACAGAATTTTGCAATGGAAAGCCCTGCTCTCCACATAGGTTCTGGGCAGTTTTCTTGGTCATTAATGATTGTCTCTATCTGCTTACAGCCTACGTCATCCTGTATCTTTAGTAGTATGTTTTTAAACTTGGTGTTGTTGTTCCCCATCAGCTTTTGCATGATGGCACTTGGGGGCTGCGATTCCACCTTAGTAGGAGAAGCAAGAGGATCAGCACCCAACAACACAGAAAACTTCTCTAGGTCAACCAAGGGAGGTGTTTCCACCCCTAGCTGAATCACCTGTGTAGGTGGGTCATCCTTATGGTTGTGGGTGTCTAGTACCCTTAGAACCCTAGCACCGTCACTGGTAACCGCAGGGTCAGCCAAGAAACCATGTTCTGCACATAATCTCTTGAGTGCGTCTGCGACCGGGAACCAATCGTCATAGATAACTGACTCAGACAAGAACCAATATACGTGTATACCCCGTCCAGAACTTACTACAAAAGGTTTAGGGAGATTTAACCCTCTGTAAAACTCTCGTAGTTCGTTTAACGCTTCTCGTTGATTTGCAAATTCTTTTGAAGGGCCGCAATCCAAATCAAGAAAGAACGATTGGATGCGATCTATGTTGCTTACTTTACGTGAACTGTCATCTTTAAATGTGCTTAGTGCGAAGTAAGTATCGTAACCAGCACTATCAAAATTGTTTGCTTCTGCTATTAATTGATCTATCGAATCGTAGAACTTCTGTACCCTACGATCTTCACTGCTTTTGAGAGCCAGCAGACAGTAGTATCCACTCTCTGCCAATGCCCTCTGCAAAAATTCTTTTGTATTCATCTCTATACCCACCGAATTTTAGGGAAACTACGGCGGGGCGAAGAACTCCACCGAACCCACCTTTTCGACCCTGCCGAGGTCTAGCCGTAGTTAACCCAAGAAAAAGTTAGTCGTCCCAATCTTCCAGAACGTCTGCTATGTTAGCTTTTCCTTTTTTCGGAGCGGCTGATTTTTTAACAGCCTTTTTAGGCTCTTCTACCACTTCCTCTTCCTCTCCGAAATCGATCTCATCAGAGTTGTCAGAGGCAGTAGAAGTGTTGTCACTCACCACACTGAAGGGATTGTCATCACCACCAAAGGTAAATCCATCCTGTTCTTCAAACGGTGAGCGTTCTTGCATAGGTACAAACTTAATAACCTGTACCATTTTCAGTCGCAGAGATACACCCGCACCCATAGAGCCTGAATACGGTATACCTGTCACAAAAATATTTACAGTACTACCAGAAGTCAGCCTAAAGTCCTCTGGTAGTTTGTTCAACTTAGCGTCCCATTGCACAGGCTTAGTTGTTGTCTGCCCATTGTAAGCAGCATTCAGTTTGGCTTTATGTGTAAACACACCATCTACTTCTTTGAACGGATGTTTTTGTTTATTAGGGTGAGTGCTATTGTACTCAGGCCAACCGTCTTGCTTCCGATTGTTGTATAGCTCTTTCATAAATTTATTAAGAGCAACAGCAGTATCCTTGTCCATCTTAAAGTTTATGTCGTAAGCCGCACCATCGTCTTTCGCATCGCATGGCACAGATCGATTTTCGCCCTGATCCCACTTGTAAGGACGATCAATCTTTGGGTACAACGCTTCCACGTTGTTGAGTAAATAGTCGGGATCTATTATTTGTTTTTCTTCAGACATTATGTTCTCCGTTTTGTCTAATTAAATTCGTCAAAGACAAACCCATCTGTTTCAACGAAAGGCATAGTCACCTTTGGTTTTACGTCAAGCGTAATCGCCTGTAACGTAGACGGATCATTCTCCAACTCCGCAACCCTGCTTGATTCGGCTGTCTTCAACACCCTGATGGGCCTGAATCTCAGCCTTGGCACGTAACTTTCCTCAAATACGATTCGAGTTACTACCGTCGTAGCTTGCGTGTCATGCTTCGCTAAGTGTTTAGCGTAGTTCTGCATAGACTGCCAGCCCCTTTTCGCGTCACCAAACAATGCCGTTGCCGGTAATTGCAGTTGGTAAACGTCCTGTAAATCATCCTCAAACACAATGGCTATGCGTTGAGAGAACTTACAGGCGCGAGCATTCCCCTGTGCAGACCCTTTTATATTTTGAACGCAGTCAAAACATCGTGCAGATTGTTTATCCGCAACATTTGGGTCTGGAGTTCTTGTATCCGAAGACCAACAAACAGGGGCAGAAGCACTAGAAGAAGTATACTCTCCTTCATAATACATTCGGGATATCCCTGCCGCATTGACAATAATAACGTCAACAAAGTTATTATCAACGACAATCTCACCTTTTTCAGTGATCTTGCGAAATACGCTGTCTCGGATACTAAGTCGATTCAAAAGTCATCATCCTCAAATGATTCCAATATCTCTTCTACAGGCGCAGAGCTAATCGGTTGCTCTTTCTTTTCGGTCTGGTCACCGAGTAGTGCCTGTACAACAGCGTCTAGTTTGAAACGATAAGTCTTCCCTATCTTGATGTAGGTATGTTTAGGTATTGCCCCCTGCCGTACCCAAGCCCTAGCTGTACTTACGCTTACTGTGAAATGTTTTGCAACATCCTCTATTGAAACAAACTCATTGGTATCAGTCATTTAGATTTCCTAACTGTAACAGCAAACTCGCTATCAGAATTCAGACCTTTTGGCACAGTTTCAGGATTTTCTTCCAAGAATTGTTTAATAACGCCTTGGCTTAAACGCTTCTCAAAGAACTCTGGAACCTCATGCTCAAGCACAAACTTGTGCATCGCCTCCCAATCACTAGTCCAGTAACGAGTTTTAACGGTTTTATAAAACGTACCAGCTTCCGTCTTCACGCTTTTAAGGTCGTTTTCTTTCAGATAGTCGAGCAATTCAGTCTTAATCAACTCTTGTTGGTTTTTTAAGATAGTATCCTCTGTATCGAAATTTGCAGATAGCTCGGCACGTTTCGCCTTAATCTTCAGATAAGCCTTAACACACTTACCCAAGTGTCCTTCATTTTCTTCCACGCAATCACTCCTTGTGATGAGCAGAGTAATATAGTGGTTATTCGTATCTTAATCAAGTAATTCTTTGTAAAGATCTACAATCTTTGTGTGTATGTTGATTCTATTATCTAATAATGCGTACATTTTCTTTTCTACAGGTGACCCTTGTAGTTGTACCACGGTACATTTATGGTCTTGTCCTGTTCGATGGACACGCGCATTAGCCTGTGCGTAAGTTTCTAAAGAACTTACTGGCCCCCACCAAACCACCGTATTAGCAGCAGTCAGCGTGACTCCGTGTGCAGCAGCTTGCGGTTGGACAATTAATACTTGAGGTGCGGCTTCTGTCTGAAAAGCTTTAAATATTTCAGTTCGTTTAGCCACTGATACATCCCCACGAACCATTTCGGTAGGTATGTTTTCTTTTCTTAGCTTGCTCGTAAGCACATCGATACTGTGCTTAAACGGTACAAACACTAATACTTTTTTACTAGATTCGTCGATTACTTCACGTAATACTTTGTATCGGTGCTTGATGTCAAACTCCAATGCTTCACCTTCGTCTGTATACACTGCCCCAGAAGATATTTGTAAAAGTTTATTCATACTGACAGCAGCGTTGACGGCTGTAATCTGCTCTCCACTGGCTTGCATGACCATCTTGTCTTTAAGTTCTTTATAGTATTTCTTTTGTTGTCGGGTTAGTTCGACCTCACGTTTCACGTAAACCATGTCAGGCAGATCCAAACACTCCGCTTTTGTAA